TTGGTAAGGGCTTCGACCCCCTTGCCGCCGAAGTTGGCTCCGAAGTTGGCTCCTAGATTTGCACCTAGGTTGGCGTTGTTGGCGCCGAACTGCTGTAGACCTCGACCCCCAAGCAAGATTCCGAGGCTGTCCATGAGATCCAAGAAGCGATCAAATTCGTCGCTCATGAATGCGTCTTGAAGCGTTGGTCCGATATTCTTGGCGAAATCCCAGACAGCACCGAAAGCGTCACCGACCTTGTCGGCAATCATCTTGATCTTGTCCCAGGCCCAACCGAAAGCATCAGCGATGCCGTCAGCAACAGCCTTGATTTGATCAGCCACCGTCTTCACTCGATCAAGACCGTCGCCAATCTTGTCAACGATGCCCTTGACTCGATCGAAACCTCCCGACAGCGAGTTCGAGGTGTTGTTGCTTGTGTTCTCACCGATGTTGTCGAAGAAGTCCTTGATCCCTTGAGGAACCTTGACATTGAAGTTGGTTCCAAGAACACCGTTGATGAACTCTTGGAATCCCTCGAAAATATCGGTGATAGATTCGATGCCTGCTTTGATGAAGTCCCGAATCTTGAACACGAATGCGACAATCGGAGAATCTTCTGCCAATGGACCGCCGACGAAATCTCCAAACAGGAGGGACTTGAACAACTGTCCGATGATCTCACCAATACTGCCAGCGAGCTTTTTGATCGTCCCAGAAGGATCAACCTTGAGAGCGTCACCGAAGTTGATGATTCGATCAGTGAGATCCTCGAAGAACTGAGGTAGCAAAGCGAAGTCGCCTTCGATCAGCTTGTCGTGCCAGTTGATGATTCCAAGCGCCACTCGTTCGATCAGATCAAACATCTTCTCGCCGTCACCACCGGAGAAGTGCTTGAACAAGTCACCGAACATCTCGCCGATTTCCTTGACGATTTCGATTCCAATATCAAGAGCGGAGAAAACGGCCTTTGCGACCAGATTCAATCGAAGGAAGAATGTATCGGATTGACGAAGATGCTCCATGAAGGTAGCGAATTTGTCAGTGAGTTCGAACAACCTTTCGGACGTCACCGCTGGAAACAAGTCGTGGAATGCCTCTTTTACGGCTCCCATGCTGAGTCGTAGTACTTCGAACGTCGATTTGAGACCGTCAATCAGACGAGTTCTTCCACCGAGATCCTTCCATCCCGTGAGAAGATCATTGCGAGCATCAGCATTGATTCCTACGAACTTACCGATGATGTTATTGAAGTCGGTGAACATTGCTTTGGCTTCTTCGAAGTCACCAAATATGATCTGGAACGAACGGCTCCAACCCGAGCCCATTGATTCCTTCACCGTTCCCAACAACTGCGTAAGCGTCTTGACTTCGGTAGCTGCGGCAACGCCCAACTTACCGAGCTTTTCCATCTCGATTGCTTGATCTTCGGTGTATCCGAGAGTCTGAAGTTGAGCTGCGTTCAAGTCACCCGTGAACGACTGAAGCGCCGTAGTCAACACTTCACTAGTCAACCAGTCCTGCTCGAGCGAAGCTTCGAAACTGTTGCCCGCCTTGGTCCATTCGGCAAACGTCTGATCCATGGGAACATCGCCAAGTGTTCCGAGAGCCTTTCCTGTCTCGAACAATGCCGTCTTGAATACCTCGCCGCCCATGCCAGCGTTACGAACCGACATCCAGTCGATCAATCGAACCTTGCCGGCGGCAAGAGCCTGTGACAACTGCACCATGGCCGTGTTTGCCTGATCCGCACTTGAGCCAGATATAGCGGCTAGGTTGGCAATGCCCTTGATGGCGCCAACAGATTGATCCAACTCAACGCCGGCGGCGGTGAACTGACCGATGGCCTTTGCCATCTGACTGAAGTTGTAGATCGTCTTGTCCGAATACTCGTTCAGTATGTTGAGAGCGTTGTTGACATCTTGCAGATCCGTTCCCTTACTTGCCGTATTGGCAAGAATCGTTTGGATCGAGTTCATGTTGGTTTCCATCTCACGGAAACCACCGATGATAGGATCGGTAGAGAACGCAGTCGCCATATCGATACCAACCGAAGCGGCTTTGCTGGCGATTTGAGCGAGAGCAGTGATACCGATGGTGGCAAGTGCCAGGAACTTCTTACTGAGCCCGGCAACATTCGTGCCCATGCCTGCAAGATTGACGCCCTTGACTTGTTCACCAAGTTGACCGAAGCTCCGACTCGAAGCTCCGAAGTCCAAGCTGTTCTGAAGCGACTTTACTTGACCTGTCGCTTCGGCGATCTTCTGACCAAACTGACTGGTATCAACCGTCATCTTGACTTTGCCCAAGTTGCTGAGATCAGCAAAGTCCCGTTGGATCTTCTTGAAGTCCATTGCCGACTTCAGGCTGTCCAGTGTCTTGATCGATTGGGCGACATCACGTTCGAACTTTCCGTTGTCGAACGTCATTCGAATGATTCTGTTGTCAATGGTGGTCACTGTGTCACCCTCTTCCAAATTTCGTAAGACATCTGGTCAAACAAGGGTTGCATGGCGGGATTGATGAAGTCCCTACCTTGCACATAGCCACCATTTCGTGTGGCGTGCCCATACTGAATGAGGATGACGATCGGAACACCGTCGTCTTCGTTGTCGTTGTACCAAGTTATGGTGATTCGACCACGCTTTTCTGTGACCGAATATCGCCAACGCCGGGAGGTCTCTCGAGTGTCTTTGGGCGTAGCGTTTGAAAGAGCATCTACCCCTCGAATCCCATACGAATCCAACCAGCCAAACTGTTGGCGTCGAGACATCCTCTTGAGAAATCGTTCGGCGTTCTTGAAGTCCCCATGATGGGTCACCTCGATCACGATGCCTCCTAGGCCGTCCAAGCATTGGAAATGTTCACCAAATCTCCCAACGAGGGCAAATATGGATCGTTCGTAACGTCCCCATAGAGAATCGTCTCTAGAGCCGTCACAAATTCTGGCTGGGACTTGGACGTGTCAAATATGAGATGTGCTGTCGGACGGAACCCGGGTATCATCGATGGAATGCCGTTGATTGCCCATTCGAATTCGACCATGTCCGAAGACTTTGACATCGTCTTGTTTGATCTTTGCGCCGGAATGGCGCTGAGATTCGAAGCGACGTGGATCTTGTGCCCCAACAACGCATTCACATCATTGCCGACTCGAACTCGCCAACAAAGACCGAAGAGTGCTGGCGATTGTGCAGTCACGAACATTCCGTTGCTCGATTCTACGATCCCTTCGTACTCTCCGAATTCCTCGGGGAAAGTGAACGCTCTGAGGGAGGCCGAGAAATCCGCCACAGCAACGATGTCATTGATCTTGACCCCATCGAAGTAGATCGGAGTTGCTTGAGCACCAGTGAATTTCTCGTCAACGGCTGTAAGACCATTCCAAGGCACCCCATTTCCATCTTCGAGGTACAGCACGCCTCGATCAAGTCCGGTCTCGAAGTACTTCTGTCCTACTCCATCCCACGATAGTGCTGTCATCATCCCTCCTATCCACGAGTGTTGTTCGCTGCTCTACGTCGAGCATTTTCCTCACGCTGCCATGCCGCAATTTCTGATCTCGATTGCTTCTTGTTCGACCTGCTTTGCTTGACGCCGAAGATTCGAATCAAAGCGAACAACTGATTGAGATGACGTCCTTCCCATTCGGTCGGAATACCGTTGGCATACATCCAATAGTAAATCAACTCGGCAGTGATCTTCTCTGTGCGAGCTTTCTTCGTCAGAGCTTCTCGAAAGGTTGTGGCTGTCTGTTTGGAGTCGATGTATTCGTTGATCTCTTTGAGATTCTCGACTGACAATCTGGAAAGCTTTTCGAAAGTAACCCCCGGGGAAATTACCATGAATCGAATGTACCAAAGCATTTCCTCTTGGGTCTTGGTTACCTTTTCGTCTAAGAATGCCTTCTCGAATTTCGACTCCCATTTTGACAGAGAGATCAGAGAATGCTCAAGGTCAAGCTGAAACGATTGTTCGCTAACGAACACTTCGTCCTCAGCATTCCACATTTCCAATTCAGGAACGGTAATAGTGAGCATTCTCTGACCTCCAACTGTCATCACGTCACTGTGACATAGAACACCTGAACCTGCGCCGCCGGAATGTAGAAGCCCGTGACCGGTGACAATTCGACTCGATGGATTCCGTTGGTGGTGAGCGTCAGGGCTTCAGTTGCGGCTTCAGACAAAGTATCGCCATCAACAATCCAAGCAGTACCATTCCAATGTGAGGTCGTGAAACGCACATTGGTCGTGGTGCCACCAATGGCAACGGAGTCAACTCCGCCTGCCACGGTAATGTTGGTCGCAGTGGCCGTGCCATTCAGAAGTGCACTGACTTCGTCCGGGGTGGGCAATTGAGGATCGCCGGCCACGCCATACAGCAAAGCTTCGAGCGCTGCCAGTTGAGTTGGGTCTGCCGTGGTCGAATCGACCGTGAGCACGGACGTCTGGACCTGGACGCTGTCGATGGTGATCGGGACCGGAACCGACGTCAGCTCGAAGCTGAGTTCGGTCATTTCCGGCGAATCGTTCACCGTGTCGTGCGACTCCTCTGACGGGGCAGCAAAACATCCGTAGAGCAGGTGCAGCTTGTAACCGAAGGAGTCTCCGGCGACATCGTTGCCCTTGCGTGTGCGATACGCAAACCCAAACGATCGACGAGTCTGTTGACCAGCGACCAAGCCGGGAGCAACCTCGACCTTGCCATTGAACTCGTCGAATTCGGGTGGGTATGTGTAGCACGTGATTGTGCCTTCGAGCTCCTCGACCGACGTGAGAACACCGTAGATGATGTTGTCAGCGTAGGTTTTGGTCTGCTCGGCCCCGGTCGGTGATTCGGTGACGTTGGTGAGACCGTTCCAG